ATCCACCAAGATTAAATCGACATCTGTACCTAGGTTTCTTAACTTATCCAAGTGTGATCTAATTGTATTTGGTGACGCAGACTTTGTTGGGTACTCTTTAACAATTAGAGAGCCTTCAACATCTTGGATAGTTTCCAGAATTTTATCTTTATTATCATTAAGATAGGATAGAGGAACTCCCGTAATACAACTATCGTAACGACGAGCGATGACCGTATCTCCAAGCTCTAAAGTGTAATGCACAACTGTCAAGCCATTCTTTACAGCTTGTGCTCCCAAGTGAACCAGAAGGTGGCTTTTGCCAGCGCCCGTGGCTGCAATGGCTACCCCTAATTCGCCTTTACCTAAACCACCTTGAGTGATATTATCAAATTCACTCCAGCCAGTTGAGACTGGATCTCTAGCCTTGAGTAAAAATCTTTGTTCAAAATCTTTTAAGTAATCATAACCACAATCATTATTTCCGCCTAACTTTAAAGCAGTATTAATAACGTCTGCAATTTCATCAAAAGAAGAACTTCGAAGCAAATCAACAGACTTAATAATCGCAGCCTTTAACTTTTGCTTTCTACAAAAATCAAGCGAAGCATCTTTAATAAAATCTGCACCCTCTGTATCTTGATTTGCATGGACGCGAACCATAAAGTCCTTCATCTGCTTAAAAATAACTTCATCATGCTTATTTTGTTCTGATAGTAATACAGATGCCATTGTGTTTAATGAAGGGTGAACTTTGTAATTTTCTCTATAGTCATAAAGCATCTCGACAAATGACTGCAAATAATTAACATCAAAATAAGAGTAATCCAGAACTTCTCCAATTTGGTCTGCAAATGCCCTATCTATGAAAATAAGCTTTGCTAGATTCTCTTGAAACTTAGCTCCAAAATTAGAAAAGTTTTCAATATCGTTTTGGTACATTCTACCCCCTGTGAATTTTGTTTAGACTAGAGAACAAATCGCCCCAGTTCATCTCACCAAAGCCATCCTCAATCATCATCTTACGAATATTTGTTTTAGCGAATTGTTTTGGATAATTTTTTATATGTTCTTTAATGATTGCAGACGTAGCTGTAGAGATTGAAGGCGTATATAGTTGCATGATTTTATAATTTTTTTCAATCAACTCTTTCTTTTCTATAATCGCATTATGTATCTTCAATTTATTTTCCACCTTTTCACAATCACTTAAAAGTCTTTTGATGGTGTATGTTTCCTCGCCACACATATCAGGAAACTTCTTTGCAATCGTTTTCAAGCCAGCGCCGCCAACACCCGGCAGGTTATCAGACTTGTCGCCTGCTATTGCGCGTGCCAAAGCAAAATTGCTTGGATGGATTAAAAATTTATCTGTCACTCTATTTTTGTTCATTACTTCTTTTTGAACTGGTCTGTACAAAACTGTTGTATCATCCAATAATTGAAAAAAGTCTTTATCACTTGATACGATTACCTTATTGTCTTCTTTATGAAAATTACAAAGGGCGGCGATAACATCATCTGCTTCTGTATAATCAATCATAATTTGACTTACTGGCATATTATTAATGTATTCAGCTAGTCGTAGCTGCTGCCAGATCTTGTTTTGTAACTCTTGTTCTTCTGAGAGATTACGAATACCCCTGTTTAATCTAATAGGCTTTCGCCCTTCTTTATATTCTTTAATTGTCTTTCTGCGTTTTGATGACCCCTCTCGACCATCCCAGCAAATATAAACTTTGCTTGGTTTAACTTCCCTGCATAACTTTTGCAGGATTTTTAGTGAGCCTTTGATTCCCCCGATCGGTTGCCCGTTTGAAGACAGTGAAGGATCAACGATGTAGGCTCTGTAGTACATGTTTAACATGTCTACGATCATAATTCTTTCCATAAAATAACCCCTGATAGAGATCTTATTCTATCAGGGGTTAGTGTTGAAGTCAAGGATTATAATTTGACCTGACTTCGGCAGGGGTTGGTTTTTTACTTTTCCTCTTTCTCTTCATAGAAGTCGGACGAGTTGCCAATTCTTTTATCGAATTTCATGACAACTTCTTCTTCTAAAAGTTCTGTAACCCTATCATAAAACTTTTGATCTTCTAACTTTTTAAGCCACTGCTTGCCTTGGAATTTATCTGTGGACCCATCTTCATAGTGAAGAGTAAACCAAGCACCAGCATTTGTTAGTTTGTCTGATGGCTTAACTGCTTCAAACCAGCTTTCCTTGTCCATGATCTTTACTTCATCGCCAGCCCATAGAATCTTGAAGTTGCATTGTCTCCCTTGGGTTCCAAAGCGGGACTTCTCAATCTTAGCTTTTACTTCTGTACCGATCCTAAATCCCTTATCATCAAAGATAAAAGACGATTTACCTTTACGAGCAGTTAGCCAGATTCTTAGTGAATAAGAATAAGCTAAAGCTTTGCCTCCCGGTGTAAAGTAAGGAGTTGTAAGAGCTTCTGCTGTATTTCTAGTGATGTTGGTCTTCAACTGATTTAGAATCAACAGAGTTGACTTTGTATTCGCTATCGGCTGAATTAGCTTTGCCATACCCTTTGATAGAATACGAGGCTTCACAGCCATTGTTGATAGCGGATTAAAGTCTGATTCAATATCTGATACCGATGGAGTTAAAGCCATACTATCCCAGATAAAGAGCATTTGACTATCGTTGTTAGCCAATAGACTCTCAATAGTTTCCAACACAAACTCTACTGAACTTGCTTGAACATAAAGCAATCTTTCAATATCACAACCCGCATTTGCTAAAAATTCTGGGTCAATAGAGTTTTCTGAATCGAAGTAGATTACATCTATTCCCATTCTTTGAGCATTTCCTGCGATTTGTGCTGCCATATAAGACTTACCAGTTGCTTCCAAACCGGCAATCTCACTTACCTTTCCTACAGGAATGCCACCCCACGAGCCTCTTTTGATAATACCATCAAGCCATTTACATCCAGTTGGAATAAATTGGTTAACCTCTGTTGGGTTATCTTCTGCTAATGAGAATGCTACATTAGTTCCTGCTTTTTTATTAATTAACTTTTTCATGTCGGCTATGTTTAACCGACCAATTGCTGTCGCTTTCGCCATTTTTCCTCCGTAGTGAAAGGGGGGGAGCAACTGCTCCCCCCCACTGATTAGCTAGCTAGTAAGTCCTTGAAGGCGTCATCAACGGATGAACCTCCCGACTTATCTGTAACAACGACTCCATCAGAACCATTATCACCATCTTCACCAAGTAGGAACTTGTCTAAAATAGCACCAACCTCTTCCTTAGTCTTAACTTCGAAAATCTTATCAAAGTCGATATCAGTTTCCATAAGCTCCTTCATAAGAGCATCATCAGACGAAATCTTAGATGTCTTACGACGGGCAGTGATATTAGTGGATGGGAACATCGCACCGGGCGCTTTGCCGTAAACCAAAGCTAGGTCGGTGCCTGCCTCAGCATCTGTAATATCACCATAGTCAGGATTTAGAACTAGTTGTAGCAAGTTTTCATAGACTGTCTTGCTGTAACCCCAAACCTTAGCACCTTCATTATCTTCTCCACGAACAACAACTGGTGAGAAGAAGCGGCTCTTTGCTACAAGCTTGCGTGCCAACTGTCGGGACTCATCGTCGCCATCGTTGTAAAGCTTAGACACAAAATCACATACAGGACAATCGTCACCAAAGTTTTTCTTTGGGCACAAAAAGCCTGCCTTCTCTCCTACATTGTAGTGAAAGTGAAAGTGTTTAAAGGGATCACCATCTGGTGAAGGCAGAATGCGAATAACATTCTCGCCGTCAGACGGCTTCCAAAACTTAACGCCATTACCGTTACCGCCCTTGTTGTGTAGATCGGACAACTTTTGCCGCATTTTTTTAAGATCAATACCCATTTATTCCTCCGTTTTTTCTTGGGTTGTTTGGACAACATTCGTAAATGCTTCCATATAAACATGATTATCTCGCCAGTCTGACTCTATAATCTTGAAAGAAGATTGTTCATTTTCTTCTTTTATTTGGTCATTTATTTTTTCTATAACACCGGGTGTTTCCAGTGCTGATTTGTTCATGACAAAATAGTAACACT